GGCGGAAAACGACATCGCCGATCAGCATGACGCACTCAAGGGGGCGGCTCAGATGACGTTTGGAAAGGAGAACTGGGAGCGAGGATTGCGGAGCGTTGACATGCTCTTCTTCCGCGAAACGGTTCGAACCGGAACAGACTTCGCCACAATGCTCCGCCGTCTCGTTCGCAAGACCAAGGCTGACGTGGTTTACATCGATCCACTGCTCTCCTACATGGGCGGCAATCCTGCGGATATCGAGGTCTGCGCGAACTTCACGCGACACCTTCTCCAGCCGATTATGATGGAGACAGGTGTTGTCCTGGTACTCGTCCATCACTTCCCGAAGCCGAAGGGTAAGGATGACAAGCCTGAGAGCGTGGCAGATTTGGCCTACTCAGGATTCGGATCGTCGGATCTGACGAACTGGGCGAGAGAGGTGATTGTGATGAAGGAGGTTGGCTTCAACAACCCGCGCAAGTTCATGCTTGGAATGGCAAAACGGGCCGACCGTTCCGGCATGACTGACAAGGAAGGAAAAGTCACCGGATCGATTATGATCCAGCGTGGTACGGGCGGCGACATCTCATGGAACTACGCGGAGCCTGAGAAGTTTGTCGTTGATAAGGAGTCGGTTAAAAAGCCGTACTCCAAAGGCCGCTATCCTAAGCGTTGAATTTGACTTCTCCATACTTCGTTCTACGGTTATTCCATGCGCCAGTTCAACCTTACATGCAAGAAGTGTGGAGCCGGATTTGCCGCTGAAAGTGGTGCTTCAAAAACCTGTGCTGATTGCAGAAAGTGCAAGCAATGTGGAAACCAGCTCAGATATTCTCACCTTCAATTTTGCTCAAATAAATGCTGCGGAAAATTCAGATATGCCAACGACCCTAGGTGCATAGAAACAATAAAAAATAGAATTTTCACAAAAACATGTGACAGGTGCATGCAGCAGTTTGAAGCAAAAGCAGGAAACGCAATCCGTTGTAAAAAATGTTGTGTTTGCAAGCTGTGCGGAAAACAGATGCCAAATGCTACTGATGATTTTTGCGGTAACAGTTGCGCGGGTAAATGGAAATATAAAAATTATGAAAAAGTAAAATCCTGTTTGCTTTCAGGAGTGTACTGTAAAAAACGAGGAGAATCTATTTCAAAGGCAATTTCTGGAAAACCTAGGCCATATCTGCGTGGAGAAAAAAATCCGAATTGGAAAGGTGGAACTTACGCAACTGAGCGGAATGCCGAAATGGGGCGCGTCGAATACATTGAATGGAGAAGAGCCGTGTTCGCTCGCGATGGATTCAAATGCATGAACAAGCTATGCACATCTGGATCTTCAAAGCTACACGCGCATCACATTCTGATGTGGAAAGATCATGCCGATAAACGTTACGACATTGCAAACGGAGTCACCGTTTGCGTTCCATGCCACAAGATGATCCACAGCAGCAAAAGCTGCTTGGTCCAACTTTAAGCGTTGGATTTCTCGCGCAACGCTCGACGACGGCCTTTGGCGGCAAGAGACAAAAACCGCTTCTTGCCGTATTTTTTCATGCCGATTGCGGCGGCAAGAGCCTTCGGTTCTCTCACACCTTTCTTCTCAAGATTGCCGATCAGCTTCTCGTAACGACCTCCACCGCCAAGTTTCATCTTATCCATAAATTTACCAGAGGTTGTTGCAAGCCCAGTAACGAGCCGTTGTTTTATCTTTTGCCGTCTCGCAGTTTTGCCGCGAGCGAAAATTTGCCCGACGTTTCTTGTTGTGATGCTTGGTGAAGTCGGAATACCGAACATCACCGAAATGCACGACAACCACGTTTCCTTTGGAATTCTTGACGAATGCCGTTTTCTTCTTCGGATACGGAGTAACACCCTCGATCTTTCGAGGTGAATTGAGCGTCACCTTACGGCCACGCCAAGTGTTACCTTTTTTGGAGAGGGAGGTTTTCATTCGCCAGACATCACTTCTTTAACCGTCAGATTCCTGATGATCATCGGAATGTCGTTGTTCAGCATTTTCGTCTCAGCATTGGTAAGCTGATCGAACGGCTTGATGACGACAGATCGGTAGTTCGGGTTGTCCAAAAGATACCCAGCGAGCTTAGACTGGAGCTTTTCAGTCCAGCGATAAGCTCTTTCACCACCAGCAACACCAAAGAACGGTCCGGCGGCAGCAGTCCCCTTTACCAATGCGGCTGTTCCAGCAATACCTGGAAGCAGCTTAGAGATAAGCGATGTCTTGTTCTTTTCGGCAACCTCAAGCGCCCTGGCTATTTCATCCACCTTTGTTTTTCCGGCAGTTCCAAAAACACCATCCAAAGCGTTTTGCCACAACTCCGCAGATTGGGTGAATGACTTTGCAGTGATTGGGCCTTTCTTGCTCGCCTCGCTGACAATCTGGGACAACAACGCATTTTGTGTGTCAGCCAAAGTCTCGGCGCTAAGAGCATTTTTAACTCTTGAAACGTTCTCTTTCGAGTTGTTCAAGAACTCAAGAACGACGTTTGGAGAAGCGATGATACCTTCCGATTTTCCAGCCGAAGCCTTCCTGAAGTCTTCAGCAAAACTCTTGGAAGAAGCATTCAAAGCCGACCTTGCTTGATCGATTCCCTCCTGAGTCACGTTTGGAAAGAATTCATCAAGCACTTCCTTTTGAAGACCCTTTGACCTCTTGAAGAGTACGTTTTCAAGATTGTCGAGAAACTTGGACTGACCGCCAACGTTTAGGTCGTTGTAAATTCGGTTTCCAATCTTCGACTTAACGGCATCGTAATCTTCTGCAAGAATTCCCCTTAGCTGCTTCAGTTTTGCAGGACCATCTTTTCCGCTAAGAGACTCGATGATCGAAGACCATGAACCTCCTTGTTCACCGACATCTTTCAAAATTCCTTTTGAAAAAGTGGTGTTGTAGTCCTCCATGAATCCAGAATACCTCTCCTTCAGATCCTTGAAGTTTTTAACAAGAGGATCATCCGGGAATCTTTTTTGAAACTGACCAAGTGCATTTTCAAACTTTGCCTTGGCTTGATTGTACGCAGCCCACTGATCGCCAGTTCCAGCTTTGACAGGCTCACCCCACTTGATGGCTTTTGCGGCATCCTGCTGCTCTTTCCACAAGTCGGCCAAGCTCTTCCCAGTCGCAGGCCCGTACAGTTCTCCGCCTCTAGCCATTGATTTTTCATAATCCTTAGACTGAACGCGAGGGTCGTTCCTGAAAGCGTCAAATTCTTTTGCGAACGCTTCATTTTTACGTTCGTAAACGCCTTGAGCAGTGCTTTTAACGGCACCGACAGCATCGCCAAGAGTCAACGACTCCATCTTGTCGTAGTCGTTGGCCAACTTGTTGAACGCAGTAGTCGTTTCGTCGTCTAATTTTCCGAACACCTTTTCAACATCAGCAATGGCCGCATCAGCAAACTCTTTTCCAGACTTGGTTGAGTTTTGCTTGAAAGACTGAACTAGAACGTCTTTCACCTGATTCTCATCAGCGCGATATGCTCTGGACAACTTGCCAGCAAGCTCGCCTTCTTTTTCGGTGATGTTCTTCTGAAACTGATCGTAAAAAGGCCTGTTGAGTTCTCCGAGAAAACTGCCATCCGGCTTTTTGTATTTTCGATATCCAGCACCAATCACATTTCCAACCAAACTTCCCGCAGTTTCTCCAACGGCGTAATCCCTCGCAGATTCAAGAATATTGTTTAGAGCGGTTTCATCCCATTTTTCACCGGCAACCGCTGTTCTTGCAACTTCGCCAGCGATGCCGCGCATAGCTCCCTGAATCGGGACTTTTGCGGCAGCACTCAGAAGCGTTTGTCCAGTTTCAAAAAGGTTTCTCCTAATCGGTCCTGGCAGAAATTTGGCAGCTCCACCACCTAATGAAGTCACAGCCTCTTTAGTTGCCGATGCGGCAATTTTTCGAGGACTCGTTTCACCGGACATCAACTGATATCCGGTTTCTCCGATAGCCTGACCAACAGGAAATGGGACGCCCATTGTTTGAAGAAGAGGGCCAGTGCCATACCTCACACCTTGTGAAACCTCTTCTTTGGTCGGAGCAGTTTCATCAAACATCGACGGCGCGCCAGCAGCAGCAAGACGAGCTTCCTCTTGCTGCATCGCCTCGCCCATCCGAGCAGCGTCACTCATCGTCGCTTGCCTGATTTGCTCTGGATTAAGCGCGGAAACAAGACCTTGCTCTTCGCGGCGACGCATCTCTCCAATTGTCGCAGCGCGATTTACAGCCTGACCAAGCTGAGCCGTCGATCCTACAGCGGCAGCAGCTTCAACCTGCGGAACAGAGGGCTGGTTTGGAACGGCATTGCTTGACGCCATTCTTCGAGCTACTTCAGCTTTCAGTGTCTGAAGAAGCTCTGATTCTTGTTGTGAAAGTGGCATAGATTATTGCTTGGCTTCCAACTGCTGAATCAAACGCTGCATATCTTCAAGACTCATCGATTCGGTCGATATCTCCGTAGATTGGAACGAAACACCGGGAGCGGAGTATGCAGCAGTAGTTCGCGTCCCAAACGGAGTCGTAGACCAACGCTCGTAGAATGACGGAAGAGCCTTGTCGATGTTTCTCCCAATGGTTCCACGCGCACTCCGCTCAATTCGATTCCTGAATCGATCAAGTTTGATGAGCGAGTTTTTGTCGAAAGATCCGCCGATTTCCTGAGTGATTCGCTTTCCTTCGCTCTCGGTGACGTTTAGACCGGAAGTGGTTCTTGCGGTACGATTAACAACCCCCATGAAGTCGGCCAGCAATCCCAACGCTTCCTGCTTCATTGGATCTTTTTCCGTTTCAATCAACGACCGAATCTTGACTTCAGTGGCCGGAATTGCCCCAAGGAAGTCCGTGAACTTTTTGCCGGGATACTGCTTCTCAAACGCGGCGATTCCATCTTGAAGAGAGTCAATCGTTTCCATGACGGCAAACTCGTCTTCCAGCTTTGTGGCAGTCTTATCTCCAAGCGGCTTGAGCCGTCCGCCGCCGCCGATAAATGTCTGCCTCAGTTCAGCTTCCTTGACTGGCGTAAGCTCTTGTCCAGAAGCTGCTGCCTTAGCCTTAGCAGCTTCAATAAACAGATCAGTATTCTTGCCGACTGATCCGGTCTTTGATTTTTCGAAACTTTCGGCAGCAAGAAGAGCTTGAGGAGCAATTTCTTGAGGAATCTGCCCAGAGTCGATCATGCTCTGAACGGTGTTTTTTCCAAGACGCCCCAAAGTTCCAAGTTTCGACGCTTTCCCAAGCTGCTCTTCTTCTGTGCGCTTTTTAGAAATTAACGCATCATCAATGACGTAATTTCCATCAGCGGTGCGCGTTAATGCGCCATATTTTCGAGCTTCATCAATTCGTTTGCCCTCAAGCTGATCAGTAAAAGCGGCAAGTTTTGCCTGTTTTTTAATCAGTTCAGCGCGAGCAGAATACGGCTCAAGGCCGTTAATGAGTCGAGTAGCCTCCTGATTGAACTGCTTTGATTTGAACCGAGGAAGCGCAGGCATGGCGGCACCCTCTGTCGAGCTGTTCAAAAAGTCTGAAACTTGCTGGTTGAAGTTTTGAAAAGCCTCATATTCCTGATTCTGCGCCTCTGACTCTGTGAGCGCATCAGCATACGCCTTCGACTGAATCTTATTCTGAAGATCCGCCTGACGCTGTCGCATGATCTGATCCGCCGTCTGCATCTGAAACTGCTCCATCATCCGCGCCTGCGTCTGCGCGCGGTCGAACAGGTTTGCACCTAGCTGAAATGCTTGAAGAGATTGGTCGGCCATAAATCAGCGAATTCCAGGGTAGTAGGAAGAAGGAGGAACAGCGTACAGAGTCGCCGGAGACATCGGATTAGGATAGGCGGTTTCTCCGGTGCTGTAATCGACAGTCGTGCTTGAAACGCTAGGAGCGCCTCCCGGTGTAGTACCGTAAGCCGCAGGACTGTTAGCCATCATGGAATTGTACAACCCATACTGCATCAGCGCGCCGCCAGCGATGTTGCCAACGTTGCTAAATGCGGTTCCAACCGATTGCTGGAACGGAGAAGGAGCAGCAGCCACCTGAGCGGCAGTCAAATCACGCCCGTACATTCTGGCCTGCTGTTCTTGAATCGCGCCGATCCGTTGAGCGGGTGTGATAAACATGCTGCTCACAGAGAACGGCTGGGCCATTCCAAATGCTCGCTGCTGCTGGATGAAGTTCTGAGCCTGAGCAAGACCTTGATTCTGGATCTGCATGGATGTCAGACCCAAATCGCGAGCGGTAAGCGAACGACCGAATCCAGAACCAGCTCCAAATCCACCAGACAAAGCGCGTCCAGCGGTCGAGCGTTGAACCTGAGCGGAAACCTCGGGCGAAAGCTCACCGCGCAAGGCTGCGCCAATATTCTGCCCAGCCTGCTGAACGATCTGGTCATAGCCAGGAATCGCACGGCGAAGCTGAGTTTCAAGCAATGACTGTTCGGCGGATGTTGTCTTCTCGGCCAGTTTGGTGGCAGGCTCAAGCGCGGCAATGTTTTGCCGGATAGCGTTGGTCTGTTCCTGCTCGAAGTTAATCGGCTTCAGCTCAGGAACCTTCGGCTTGCGTCCACCGAAAAGCCCACCGAGCAAACTACCGGCAGCGGAGATTCCCGCCGCTCCAAGAATTGCTGCACCTAATGCCATAAATTATCCTTTTGGTTCAGAACCATTGCGAAAACCCTCCGCCATTCAATCCGACGCCCACCATGCGTATCGTCGCGACAGCGTCACCCAAATACTGCATCGTCTGCTCCTGCACAGCTTGAACAGCTTTGGCTTCGTAGGCCACTGCTTCCTGAATCAAATCGTTCTCTTCCTTGCGAATCGCCATGACCATCAGCTTGATGGCGTCGGGACACGGGGGAATGAGGTAGTCATTGACGCTCGTCGCGTTGATATGACGCATCTTCGCCATCACCGTTACCGGCTTGTCCTCCTCGTTGTTGCAACGATCAGCGAGGTAACTGCGACGGTACTGCGGCAGAGTTTCATCAGGGTCGTAAACTGCCAGATCCAACTCTAGCAGCGTCGTCGCATCGTACTCGTACAAACGACTTGCCGTGTTCGTGGCTTCGCGGATGACGCCGGTCAGAGTGGTGAACTTCTTGGTCGATTGAGTGTACGGCAAAGCAAGCGTTAGCTTTTCACCGTCGATCCAGACGCCTCCGGATTGCGTTCGAATCCATTGACCGTTTTGATCAACACCTTGCAGCGTGATGGTTTTGCCGACATCCGAAGCGTCGCCAGGGTAGACTCGAAGATAACTGTTAGTACCGCCAGACATGTCTCGGTAAGAAACGACAGTGCCACGGTCAACAAGCTGCTTACCAGCGCACACTTGGTTTCCATTGAGAAGTCCGTATCCGGTTTCCTGAAACTCAAACCATTGATTGCGAACCGTTCCAACTCCGCAGCAATCGGCGATGGCTTCAATCGTCTCGATCTGACGCGGCCAAGTGATGCAGCCTCCGACCGTATGAATCGTGAAGCGTCCGTACGCGCCAGCCCACAAACCCTTGTGAAGCAGCCGTCGGCACGCCTGATTGATGTACTCGTAAACGCGAGCGTCATCGACGCAAACGCCGATAGCCCGAGCAATCGTTGACCTGATATCTTGGACGATCAGCTTCATTTGGTGTAGTAGACTCGGCTGGTTCGCTTGATGAAGTAAACACCATAGAACGGCGGAAGATTGTTGTGTCCGATAGCGTTCTGGCTGTCGTTGCCGGTCTTCTCAGCGTTGGTTGTAGAAATATCTCCGGTAGTGATGCTAGGGCCAGGGCCACCGCCGCCAGTGCCAGACGCGCCTTGAAGCGTCAGAGTCGCGTACGATCCGACACCGCTCCACGACTTGTTGACCAAGTAATAGTCGTCATTGTTTGGAGTGATTCTCTGCGCAACACCATGCGTGTGTTCGTTAAACGGTGTTTCCGCAACGATAAGCGTGTGTTTGTCCTCGCCAGCAACAGACGTGGTTGTTGAAGTGCCGTTGACATTCACCGTTCCACTCGACGCAAACGCTCCAACACCAACCGGAAACTTGGCATCGAAAGCTGTGTCGATGTCCCACATAGGTCCGGTCATCACATTTGTTGAAGTGGCAGTTCCATCGCCGCCGTCGTAACTCAAAACATCGGCAGCAGTGCCAACGAAAATGCGGCGTTCAGAACCGTTGGCAGGAACCGAATGCTGTCTGGCCCAGTAACCATTGATGCGAATCCACCAGTTTCCGTTCTCATCAAGCCACGGATAAACCTGATTGTTCAGCGCAGGAGTCGTTGGTCCAAAGTTGAAAAACGAGTTCCCAATCGAACTGTTGAACGTCGCCTGAGTGCCGCTGATGACATCGTTGGCCAACTGTTGGTAGTTGGTCGGACAATACCCGACCGGCAAACTCGGGGGCGTCAGCGTGATGAGCGTAAGGTTTGGCATGCTGTTTTAAGTGTTAACGGATTCCGACGTGTAAGTCAGCGGGTTGATATCGCACGCACTGATCGGTGTGCATGCAGGGAACACCGTCCGGCAATCACCAACACTCGGCTCCTGAATATCGTAAGCGTGAACTCGAAGACTCTTGATGCGGCAGTATCCAATGATGTTCATCGCAACCTGAACCTCGTAAAGATTCCGAGCCGGAGTGCTGATCGTCTCGTTGCACGGAGCATCTGAAGGCGTCGGGAAACGCATCTTCGGACGATACTGCGGCTTGAAGTTTTGAATCGGGCAAAGATCGAAACACTGCGTCGTCGTCGCGCACTCAGAAAAGTCAGTCCACTCAATCCAGCCAGGATACTGATCAGGCCGATAGGTGACATTGAAGGAGACATCGCCCTCAAGCGAGTCGATGAACAAGTCGCCTGAATCTAGTCGCTTCAATCCAAACGGAACTTCGAAGTTGTAGGCGCGAGTCTGCACCTGCCACTCAATCTCCTTCTTACCATCCGGGATATTGTTATCGAACTTGTCCGCCTTGGTGACTTCCCAGATTTGAATCGAGTCATCCGATCCGCGAGCGATGCAGAAGCACTGATCGCCGTAAGCGTTCTCAGTCTTGACGATCTGAAGCACATCAAGTCCGGTCCAGATTCCCGACCACGCAGGCGGAAACTTTTTCCGCATCGACGTAATCAGGTCGAAGTCCAAGACAGCCAACGCCTTGTGAATGACACCCTCGGCATTGTACCGAGGCTGGCAAGTCATCAGGAGGCGATTGTCGAACACAACCGCAGAACTGGCCCACAAGAGATTCGTCTGATCGTTCTCAATGACATTCAGCATCTCGCTGCTGATCGGGGTGTTGCCCCAGTCGGTGAACGAGCGTCGAGCGATGATGAACGAGCGGACGCCATCGACAGCGCGGTAAAAGACATCGCCATTGATGGTGATGGCCGACCGAGAGCCAAGCGCACCGCTCGTAAGCAAGCTGATGGCTTGAATCGGATAGTTCAGGTTCTTCCAAACATCACGATCAACAGGCGCTTGAACCGAAAAGACGTATCGAGGCGTAAAGACTAGAAGCGGACCTTGACCGAGCGAGGTGTCTGGATCACCTGGGACAGCCATCGCTGTGATACCCCCTGAATCCGACGGAACCGCAAAGTCTCCGCCTTCATTGAGGAAGGTGTTCTCGGTTTCCTTGAGAACACTCGCTCGCGTTCCATCCCCATAAACGATGTCGGTAGCGCGGAATGAAAACCCATCTGGAAGAGCGTACCAGATACGGCCATTGACGTAGGCCATAACCTTGCCGGTCTTAATCTCATCGTCGCTCGCTCGACGTAGACTTGTCCCGTTGAAGATTAGCGGCCTGCTAAACCCATCCTGAATGACAACAAAGTTCTCAGCCTGAACCATCCAGCCATCTAGCAGGTTGGAAGGATTCTCTAGGTCAGCAGAAGTTGTGAGGCTCTGAGCATTGTTCTGAAGGCAGTTGTAAAGCCACACTTTACCACTGATCAGCATCAGTATGAACGTGCGTCCATCGTCGGCAATGTAGGGCAGCGCACATTGGAACGTGCCGGTTAGCGACTGAGGTCCGTAGCAGTCCTCCGACCAGCCATCCGCCGTAACGTTTGTCTGGTCAGCGGTAATCTGATCGTTGTCAGCCGTGATGGTGACGCACAGGTCGTAATCCTTTTGAACGAAGCCGGGGCGGCATGAGACAAACCCCTGTCGGAAGTTGGCGTTGACCGCGAACGCCACCTGATTCTTGTCCACCTCAGACGGCATCACGCCAGCGTCAATGCCACCCTCAAAGGTGACAGATCCGTCCGTGTACCTCCGTGGTGCGCGTTCGCTCATGGTTTAAGCCTGAATACGCTGGACTGAGAATGAGGAGCCGGTTTGGACGATTACATCGTGCGAAGTTGTCTGAATCAGAATGTCGTAGTAATCGCCAACGACAGACGCCTGATCAATGTAAGAAAACGAGACGGACGGTAACGATTGGGTGGTGCTTGCGCTGACATTAAACGAAAGCGTTTGAAAAATGTTTGAACCTAGTTTCCTTAAGTAAATTACAACCTGAGCAACGCCGCCATCACCAAGAAGATTGAACAGACCTTCAATTTTGTAGTATCCAGTGTACGGAACCACAAATCGACCAGTTGCGGCAACAAAGCCAGAAGACGGATCTAGGTTTGCCCAAGATCCAGAAGGAAAGTCTGTTAGACTAAACGGATTCTTGGTTGTTCCAGATACAATGGTGTTAGTTCCAGTCACCCTCCGCGTAAACGTGACGTAGCTGAACGGGACAATCGACGGAGCCGACAGCGTGATGTTTCCTGCGCTGTTCGTAACAACAATCGGAGCCGTTCCAACAATCTCTTTCTGGAGATAAGTCGCTCCGTCGCCGACCAGAATCTTGTTAGCGGGAGCGGTCGTAAGGTTGGTGCCACCTTGAGCAATCGGAACCGTTCCGGTGACATCTGCAATCGGAATCGTGGAAACAGTCGAAACCGCACCAAAGCCGCCAGATCCTTGAGTCTTGAGATAGCCAGCAGATAGCGAATCAAGAGCAGTCTCGTTTGTCAGCGTGGCATCCGCAGTGCGGCAAATGTAAGACGCACCAACCGGAGCGCCGCCGGATACACCGGGAGCGCCAGTCGCGCCAATCGCTCCAGCAAGGGTGATAAGTGAGCCAGTCGGAATCAGCGTAGTGGGAACAGCGTTGGCAATTCCGAGAACTCCAGAAGCGGGGTTCTGAAGCGTCAGTTGCAAGCCATCGACCGACGTAACCTGCATGTAGCCAAGACCTTGAATCGAGACAAAGAACTGGCCAGCAACCGATTCTGGCAGGAAATCGGTGTTATCGACAAAAACAAGGACGCTCGAACCAAGAGCGGGTACAAAGAACGGCGCAGTTGTGTATGTGAACGAATCGATACCATCCGTTCCATTGGTGCCGTTGGTTCCAGCCGGACCTTGTGGGCCGGGGATATTCACGACAACCGGCTCGGAGTCGCAAGGCTGGCAACAGCCGGATGAAGAAACAAGTTGCGACGGCATAATTTTCCTTTCGCAGAACCTCAAGTCCAACGACAACTAATGCAAGGCCAAACTATGGCAGAGCAAGCGTCCGAGCATCCATTGATTCAGCATAAGTACGGGATTCGTTCACCCGTCAAAATTCCAGACCTAGAACTGGAACTTTACGCATTCCGAAACCGGCTCCAGCCAAACGAGGGTGGACTGGGTACTTTCGACCATTTTGTTAACGCCACCAAAATGCTCTGGCCGAAAATGAGCTGGAATCCTTGGCTTGAAGCTCAAGTCGAAAGTCTTTGCGAGCATGACTACGTTGGCTGGGCGGGATGCGGCGCGTCTGGTAAGACCTTTGGAGCAACACTTTTCGCGACAGTTTGGTGGTTGGCCAACCCTTCCAAGACAACCGTTGTCCTGACATCGACGACCGCAAAGATGATCCGCAAGCGTATGTGGGCCAATCTTCAGGATCTGGTCCGTAAGTCTCGCGGGTTTCCAGGCAACATGGTCGATTCCAAAATGGCCTTACAGGCTGTCAAAGGTGACGACCGTCATTCGATTTCAGCCATTGCCGTCGCCGAGGGAAACACTTCGAAGGCAGTGGCTAACATTCAGGGTATTCACGCCGAGCGGGTGATGGTCATCATCGATGAAGCAACGGACACGCCCGAAGCAGCTTTCGAGGCTTGTACAAACCTTTCCAAGGGTTGCCGCGAGTTCAAGATGCTAGTCATCGGAAACCCCGCTTCGAAGTACGATCCGCACGGACGCTTCTGCACACCGGCAAAGGGTTGGCGCAGCGTAACGATTGAAGATCAGCATTGGCTGACCGAACGCGGGATGTGCCGACGGTTCGACGGCATGAAATCGCCGAACATCAGCGAAGGGCGAACGAAGTATCCGTACCTCATTACACACGATCAGGTTTTGTCGGCTATGCGACACGAGGGCGAGCAAAGCCCTACGTTCTGGAAATACACACGCGGATTCTGGAGTCCTGACGGCATGGTCAAGACGGTGTTGTCCGAATCGCTGATTGAGACGCACACACCTACAAGGAACTTGGTGTTTACAACCAATGTCCAAGTCGTCGCCGGACTCGATCCAGGCTTTGGTGGCGATAGATGCGTTCTACGCTTTGCTAAGATTGGCACCGCAAACGACAAGGCGAGCGTACTCTTCGGCGATGTGGTTCAAATCTCACCGAATGCCGCGCTGACTGAGCCGGTGCATTACCAGATAGCTAATCGAGTTAAAGAGGAATGCGCCAAGCGCGGCGTTG